TATACTCTCATACTAGCCCTTAAAGCTCTCAAGGATCCTAGTGAGATAAACCCTAAATCAGGATATAAATTAACAGTATCTGATTATTTCAAATGGGGCAAATGGGTTCGAGAGTGTAACGAGCACTTGGAGCGAACAATTACACCTAGAAAAGAAGACCACGAAGATCTAGATGCTTATGAGTTCAAACAACTTGTAAAAAAAGAATCATATGAAAACTGGAATGTCTGGGCTGACCCTGTTCATGTTTCTAAAAGGTATGAAGAAATTTGCAAATATATCAAGAAAAACCTAGGCAACCTTCTTGAACAGGGTGTTATAAAGGTCGTAAGAGGAAAGGG